ATGACATCCTGTACCCGCCGCCTGTCATTTCTTGACCGCTATCTGACGCTTTGGATCTTTCTAGCTATGGCCGCAGGCGTTGCTATCGGCTCGGTTTTTAAAGGTGCGCCTGAATTTCTGAACAGCCTGTCTGTCGGTACAACGAGCATTCCCATCGCTATTGGTCTGATCCTGATGATGTATCCGCCGCTGGCGCGGGTGAAGTACGAAGAATTACCCCTGATTTTCAGGGACTGGAAAATCCTGCTGCTGTCCTTGGTGCAAAACTGGCTGATCGGTCCATTCCTGATGTTTGGCCTCGCGGTTTTGTTTCTGCATGACTATCCTGAATACATGACGGGCCTGATACTGATCGGCCTTGCTCGTTGTATCGCGATGGTCATTGTCTGGAATCAGTTGGCGGAAGGCGATAACCAATATGTCGCCGCACTCGTGGCGTTTAACAGCATCTTCCAGCTTTTGTTTTTCAGCGTTTATGCCTGGTTCTTCCTATCAGTGTTGCCGCCGATATTTGGGCTGGACGGACAGATCGTTGATGTCAGCTTCATCACTATTGCCGAAAGTGTTTTTATCTATCTCGGCATTCCCTTCCTTGCAGGATTTCTGACACGCAAAATGCTGCTTAAGTATAAAGGTCAGGACTGGTATGAGAACCGCTTCCTGCCGAAAATAGGTCCGGTCACGCTCATCGCGCTGTTAGCCACAATCGTTGCCATGTTTAGCCTCAAGGGGCATATGGTTCTGGAATTGCCTCTGGATGTGATCCGTATCGCTATCCCGCTGGGCATCTATTTTGTCATCATGTTCTTTGTCAGCTTTATCATGGGCAAAGTTATCGGCGCTGATTACGGCAAGACGACCGCCGCCGCCTTTACCGCAGCCAGCAATAACTTTGAGCTAGCCATTGCCGTGGCGATTGCAGCCTTCGGGCTGGGGTCGTCTGTCGCTTTTGCTACCGTCATTGGCCCGCTGGTAGAAGTTCCCGTGCTGATTGCGATGGTGAGTGTCGCGCTCTGGTTTAAACGAAAGTTCTAAAAATAAAAAACGTCCGAACAAAAAAGATGCGGACACGGCGAACATTTTTTGGCACTCTGATCACTAGCATCGCGATACGTCCCCCGTTGTTCATCTGTCCTTAAGGCCGCGCCCACAAAGCGTGGCCTTTTGTTTTGATCCCCTCATCTCAAAAAAGGTACTTCCGGCGATTGAAACCAATGCGGCGGGCAAAGGCGCAGGACTTTGTTAGTTACAGATATTTTTTCTGGGTGCGCAGTGAATGCCCGTTTGTGGCCGAAACGGCGGCTTTACAGGGGCCTTTGCCGCGCACCCGCCCGCGCGCACTTATCTGCGCACCCAGCCGCCTGAACGGCGCGCACCCTGAAATAAAACTTTGAAAAACGATCAAGGAAATCCCGTGTGGATCCACGTCCCTTTACCATTTTGTCCCTGTGCTCCGGCGTCGGGGGACTCGACCTTGGACTCCGCGTGGCGCAGCCAAATGCTCGCACCATCTGTTTTGTCGAGATCGAAGCCTTTGCCTGTGCCATCCTGGCAGCGCGCATGGCAGAAAACGCCCTGGATCCGGCGCCTATTTGGACAAATCTTAAAACCTTCGACGGCAAACCATGGCGTGGCGTTGTGGATTGCATCACTGCGGGCTATCCCTGCCAGCCCTTTAGTGTTGCAGGAAAACAAAGAGGAAGCGAAGACCCACGACACCTCTGGCCAGATGTGTTTCGCGTGGTTCGAGAAATCAACCCACCATTCTGCTTCTTCGAAAACGTCGGTGGACATTTACGATTGGGATTTGAACAAGTCCACGATGACCTTCGATCAGTGGGTTACCGCGTTAAGGCAGGCTTGTTCACGGCGCAGGAAGTTGGGGCCCCCCATAAGCGAGAGCGATTATTCATCTTGGCTTACGCCGAGGGCACAGGAGAGCGGCGAGAAACAGGAAACATTCCTGAAACGCATGGGCGACCGGACAGATCGTTGTTCCAGTTCACTGGCAGCGCAAGTGACGTTATGGCCGACGGCTCGTGTCTCGTCAGCGAACGGGCCGGCACAGAGCGAGATAGCAGCGGGCAATCCCAAGAGTCGATTGGAAGTGTCCGTGATGTACTGGCCGACACCGACGGCGCAGGATTTCAAGAAACGAGGCCCGAACTCCAGCCAGCATGGACTGGCCGAGAGCACGGTCAACTGGGCAACGCCCAACACGATGGATCATATGCCGCCACGCTCGTCGGAAGCGATGGAGAAAATGCTGGGGCCAGAGGGACAGCGGGCGGGCAGATCCCGCCCCAGCAATCTGCGCGAACAGATTGTCTGGCCAACACCGCGGGCACAGAAAACATCTTCCGAGAATCCAGAAAGCTGGAAGGCGCGAAGGCAGGCGGGACAAGTTTCAACACCGCCACTGGCGATGGCGGCGATCATGTGGCCGACCGTGACGACCCAGGATGCCAAGAACAATGCGGGGCCGAGCCAGTTCGAGCGCAACACGAAGCCTTTGAATGTGGAAGCGACATTACACGCGGGACGTCCCTTTGGCCGCCAGGGCCGACAGGAAACTGGGACGGGATCCCAAAAAGTCTTGAACCCGCGATTTGTCGAATGGCTGATGGGCTGGCCCATCGGGTGGACAGAATTCGTGCGTGCGGAAATGGTGTCGTGCCGCTGGCTGCCGCATATGCGTGGCGCACTCTCATATCTCATGCACGCGCAACAACAGATGGAGAATACTCAGAATGACCAATACGCTTGATTTGCATGTCGAATATCTATCCGTCGATCATTTGATCCCTTATACACATAATGCCCGCACACATTCGGATGATCAGGTGGCACAGATTGCGGGATCGATGACTGAGTTTGGATTTGTGAACCCGATCCTGATTGGTGATGATGGTGGGATTATCGCGGGTCATGGCCGTGTGATAGCGGCGCGCATGCTGGGCGTTAAGGAAGTCCCTGTCATTCGGCTTAAACATCTAAACGATGTCCAACGCCGCGCCTTGATTATCGCCGATAATAAAATCACTGAAAATGCAGGATGGGATGAAAATCTGCTGCGGCAGGAGTTACAGACCCTTGAAGGGGAAGATTTCAATCTTGCTCTCCTGGGATTTAATGAGGATGAGCTGGACGAATTACTGGACGACGGATCGGGGGCTGAAGGCCTGACCGATGAAAATGCTGCTCCCGCAGTTCCCGAAAACCCTGTCAGTGTCTTGGGTGATGTTTGGATTTGCGGTGATCATAAAATCCTGTGTGGAGATTCTACGCTGATTGATAGCTATCAAACCCTTTTGGGAGAAGAATTGGCGGACATGGTCTTTACCGATCCGCCCTATAATGTGAATTACGCCAACTCGGCCAAAGACAAGATGCGCGGTAAATCCAGACCCATTCAGAATGACAATCTGGGCGAAGATTTCGGGGCGTTTTTGTATGACGTTTGCACCAACCTGATGATGGTGTGCAAAGGCGCGATGTATATCTGTATGTCGTCATCGGAATTGCATACGCTTCATGGTGCTTTCACCAATGCAGGTGGCAAATGGTCAACTTTTATCATCTGGGCCAAGAACACCTTCACGCTGGGGCGTGCTGATTATCAACGCCAGTACGAACCCATCCTTTATGGTTGGAAACAGGGCCATGAACATTTCTGGTGCGGCGCGCGCGATCAGAGCGATATCTGGTTTGTGAATAAGCCTGTGAAAAATGATTTGCATCCAACCATGAAGCCCGTTGAGCTGGTGGAACGCGCCCTGCATAATTCCAGCAAGACCAAAGATATTGTGCTGGATGCGTTTGGTGGTTCTGGCACCACTATGATTGCCTGCGAAAAAACAGGTCGTCGTGCCCGTCTAATTGAGCTTGAACCCAGATATGCCGATGTGATTGTTAAACGCTGGCAGGAATTCACAGGTAAGAAAGCCAAACTCGCAGCGACGGGGCAGAGTTTTGCAGAACTTGAATCCGAACGTATCGTGAAGTGAGGATAAATGGGTGTTTCCATTCGTGCTTATGCCCGCCATCGCGGCATTGCGGATAATGCGGTACGCAAAGCAATCAAGGCGGGGCGCATTACAGCAGAAGCTGATGGCTCAATTGATATTGCTAAAGCCGATGCAGCCTGGGATGCCAACACCGATCATACTAAACGCCATATACCTTCTGAAATCCGTGAGGTGGATCCGGCGGTGGCCATGGAATCCGTACGTCAAACCTTAGCCGAGAATGGCCGCCCGCCACAGGGCATGAACAGCTTTACCCAAGCCCGCACCGCGCATGAAATTGCCAAGGCCCATCTGGCGCGACTGCGGCTACAGGAAAAGAAAGGGCAATTGATCAATAAAGACATGGTCAAGGCGCAGGTTTTTCGGCTGGGACGAGAATTCAGGGATGCATGGGTGAACTGGCCAGCCCGTGTGTCGTCACAAATGGCCGCAGAACTGCAGGTGGATGAACATGGCTTACACATGATTTTGGAGCGCTATGTGCGGGAGCATCTGAATGAAATTGGAGATGCCAAACTCGACACAGCATGATGGAGCCTATGACAGTTTAGAAATTGCAACTTTATGGCAGCGGGCGGTTACGCCCGACCCATTTCTGCTGGTCTCGGAATGGGCGGATCAATACCGCTTGCTGTCAGCCAAATCGGCAGCCGAACCTGGACGGTGGCGCACCGCGCGTACGCCGTATTTGAAAGATATCATGGATCAGTTGGCACCTGCCTCGGCGGTGCAGCGGATTGTGTTCATGAAAGGATCGCAGGTTGGCGGAACGGAATGCGGCAATAACTGGATTGGCTATGTGATTCACATCGCCCCAGGGCCGATGATGGCGGTGGCACCCACCGTGGAACTGGCCAAGCGTCATTCTAAGCAGCGGATTGATCCGCTGCTTCAGGATGTGCCGGAACTCAGGGAGCGTGTGAAGCCCGCCCGTTCACGGGACAGCGGCAATACGATCTTGAGCAAAGATTTTCTGGGGGGCCTGCTGATCATGACGGGCGCGAATTCGGCGGTGGGTTTGCGTTCAATGCCTGCCCGTTACCTGTTTATGGATGAAATTGATGCATACCCTGGCGATGTCGATGGTGAAGGCGATCCGATTTTGCTGGCCGAACGGCGATCTGCCACTTTTAAACGCCGTAGGAAAGTGTTCATGGTCAGCACACCGACCGTTAAAGGATTATCGCGCATTCAGCGTGAGTTTGAGAAAAGCGATCAGCGCTTTTTTCATGTACCGTGTCCTGAATGTGAACATTTTCAGCCCTTGCGCTTTGTGCAGTTACGTTGGCCAGAAAACGAGCCACAACAGGCAAAATACGCATGCGAAGAATGCGGGCACTTGATTGAGGAGCATTATAAAACCGCGATGCTGGCCAAAGGTGAATGGCGAGCAACTGATGAAAGTCAGGACGGCACAATTGGATATCACCTATCCTCACTTTATAGCCCTATCGGCTGGTTTTCGTGGGGAGATGCGGCGGCGATGTTTGAGGATGCCAAGCGCAACCCCGATTTGATGAAGGGGTTCGTGAACACGGTACTTGGGGAGCCTTATGAGGAGTCCTCAGAAGCACCCGAATGGCAACGCCTCTATGAACGGCGGGATGTTTACGCCCAAGGTATTGTGCCGCTAGGTGGTCTGTTCCTCACCGCTGGTGTGGACGTGCAGAAAGATCGCCTTGAATGTGAGGTGGTCGCCTGGGGTCGCAACAAGGAAAGCTGGTCGGTTGATTATATCGTTCTGGACGGTGATACCGCACGACCTGATGTGTGGCGACGGCTGGATACGGAAGTTCTTCAGCGTGACTGGCCGCACAGCACGGGCCATACCATGCCGATCCGCGTCATGGCGGTGGATAGTGGTTATGCCACACAGGATGTTTACGGGTTTGTTCGCAACCATCCGCAGGCCGTATGGGGTGGGAATGGCGCGCGCGCCAGTCAGCCCCGCACGGTGGTGGCGGTTAAAGGGCAAGACCGCGACACGGCTCTGATTTTAAGCGTCGGTAAGGCGGATACGGGCGGCAAACGCCGTGGCCTCAGGGTCTGGAATGTCTCTGGCCCCGTGGCCAAGATGGAACTGTACCGATGGCTAAAACTGGAATGGCCAACCGATAAAGATATTGAAGCTGGTGTTGTCTTCCCGCCTGGCAGTTGTCACTTCCCGCAATATGGCGAGGAGTATTTCAAACAGCTGACAGCTGAACGGCGGGTTATTCGGATTCACAAAGGTTTCCCCCATGCGACATGGGAGAAAGACCCAAGTCGTAACAACGAAGCACTGGATTGCCGTGTCTATGCCCGTGCCGCCGCCACGATTTACGGGATCGACCGGATGAGTGAATTCAAATGGCGCGGGTTGGAGCAGACGCTGGGGGTGGAGATTGAGATTCCAACGCGCGGGATAGAAAGCCCTGTCACGGAGGAAACCAAGTCTTCGCCGCCAAAACCACAAAGCAAAAAACGGATGAATATCACACCGCGCAAAATTGTTCGGGCGGATGATCCGTACTTATGAGGATAGACCATGACAGAGACACTGCTCGAACTTGAAACCCGATTGGTGCAGGCCAAGGAGGCACGCCACCGTCTGCTGACGGGCACACAGGAAGTATCGGTCAGCCTGCAAGGTTACGGCAGCACGACTTATACCGCTGCCAATGTTGAAGCGCTGGAGCGGTACATCAATGAACTGGAATTGCAGATTTCCCGTGCCAAAGGCGGCACACGGCGCGGGATTATCCGCACAAGTTTTTAAGGCAGGAACATGGTGCAATTATTGGATTCATCAGGACAGCCGATGAAAGCGTCGACGCGCTTTCGGGTAAGTGATACGGCGCATCGGGCCGCCTCAGTTAAAGCTCGGGAGCTGGCCAGTTGGATGCCGCTGCTTGGGTCAGCCGATAGCGATCTATTATCAGAGCTGCCAACGCTGGTCTCACGTTCACGGGATTTAACGCGCAATCACGGTGTGGCGGCGGGTGCTATTCAGACGCTGGTCGATAATGTCATTGGTACGGGATTGCGGCTGGCCGCCATTCCTGATTATCGCTCTTTGGGGCAATCCAAAGAATGGGCGGATGATTGGGCACGGGTTGTTGAAAGCGAATGGCGTGCTTGGGCGGAAAGCACGGCGTGCGATGCCGCGAATGCGCTGACGTTTGCGGGCATGACGGCTTTGGTGTTTCGCTCTAGCTTGATTAATGGTGAATCCTTGGCTTTGCCCCTTTGGTTAGATGGGCGGCTTGATCAGCGCGGAGCCTCTTATGCCACCACTATTCAACTGGTGGAATCGGACAGGTTATCAAACCCTGCAGGTGTGCAGGATAGTAAAAATTTGCGCTCAGGCATTGAAATTGATGCCTACGGTGCGGCGGTAGCGTACCACATCCGCAAAACGCATCCAGGCGATAGCTATATCGGCTACGGAATGGAGAGTGATGATTGGCTGCGTGTGCCCGTGCGCACGGCTTTTGGCCGCATGCGTGTGCTGCATATTCATGACAAAGAGCGCACGGGGCAGCATCGCGGCAAACCACTACTGACTTCCATTATGTCGATGTTCAAGATGCTGGATCATTATGAACGCTCGGAATTACAGGCGGCGGTGGTCAATGCCATGATTGCGGCCTTTATCGAAACGCCGCTCGACGGCGAAGCGATTGGCGAGATGTTCGGTGGGTCGGTTGAGGATTATCTGGCCGCGCGTAATGAATGGGATATTCGCCTGCAGGGTGGATCCATCATTCCTGTATTTCCAGGGGATAAGGTTTCCCCCTTTACGCCCAGCCGTCCGAACAGTGGTTACGGCCAGTTTGTGGAGAATGTCCTACGCCATATCGGTGCAGGTCTGAATATCCCGTTTGAATTGTTGATGAAGGATTTTTCCAAAACCAACTACTCAAGCGCGCGGGCAGCATTGCTGGAGGCATGGCGTTATTTCAACGCGCGGCGGCAATGGATGGCAACCTATTGGGCCAAGCCCATTTATGAGCTGTGGCTGGAAGAAGCGATCAATAAAGGCATCATTGATGCACCAGATTTCTATGAACGTCGCGCCGCCTGGACACGCTGCAAATGGATTGGCCCTGGACGTGGCTGGGTGGATCCCGTCAAAGAGGCAAAGGCTGCACAATTGCGAATGCAAATTGGACTTTCAACTCTTGAGGATGAATGTGCCAGCCAAGGTCTGGATTGGGAAGAAGTGTTGGAACAGCTGGCGCGTGAAAAAGCCAAAATTACCGAGTTGGGTCTGACCATTAACGACACCAACAGCATTATGAACACGAGTGAAGACAATCAGGAGGAAAATGATGAGAATTTGGAACCGCCTCGCCGGTGAGCCGTGGGCCATCACGGAAACAGCATTACAAACCATTTTAGAAATTGCTGCCCGCGAAAATGAAAGCCCGCAGGCGGTGGCCGCCAAGCTCGGTCGGGATTTACAAAATACCTATACGGCCACCGAACGAGATGGGGTTGCGATTATCCCTGTGACAGGGCCGCTTTTCCGCTATGCCAATCTCTTCACTGCTGTCAGCGGTGCATCGAGCTATGAACTAATCGCCCGTGATTTTACCGCTGCGCTGGAAAACCCGCAGATCAAAGGAATCATTCTCGATATCGATTCCCCAGGCGGGGAAGTCAACGGCGTGTCGGAACTCTCCAATATGGTCTATGCCGCACGGGGTAAAAAGCCAGTGGTGGCCTATGCCTCTGGCGATGCGGCATCGGGCGCTTACTGGATTGCCTCAGCCGCTGATGAAATTGTGGTCTCGGATACTTCGGCGCTGGGATCGATTGGCGTCGTTGGCATGTATCGTGGCAAATCAGGAAAACAAGGCGAAGATGTCGAGATTGTTTCTTCGCAAAGTCCTCATAAACGGCTTGACCCATCAAGTGACGAAGGGCGGGCGCGACTGCAGATGCGCATTGATAGCATGGCTGATGTGTTCATTGAAAGCATTGCACGTAATCGCAAGGTCAGTATGGATATTGTTCAAACGCATTATGGCGGCGGCGATGTGCTCATCGGCGCAAAAGCCGTACAAGCTGGTCTAGCTGACAGGGTCGGCAGTCTAGAACAGCTAATACAAGAACTCTCTGGCCTTTCTAAAAGCCCTCCACTGGAGGGCTTTTTTGTAACCAAAACCCCCACCGTAAAACAGGAGAAAAAACCAATGGATCTTGAAACCCTTACCAAAGAACATCCAGTTCTCGTGACGCAGATCAAGCAGGATGGTGTACGTGCTGAACGTAAGCGCCTAGACGATATTCTAAGTTGTCCAGAAGCAAAAGACCGTCAGAAGCTGGCCATAGAAATTGCGCTGCACACGGATATCAGTGCTGTGGAAGCCCAGCATTTATTAGCCTGCGCCACGCCAGAAAAAGTGACTGCAACCAGTTCGTTTGATCGGGTCATGGCGAGTATCCCAAATCCCGCCATCACGCCAGCAAGCGATGATGCAGCAAACGATATCGATGCGGTGGCAAGCCGCATCGCTGCTGCCGTTTAACCACACACCTATAAGGAGACAAACATGACACGCGCAGAAGGTTTTACCAATCAGGGCGAATACAAGCCCGATAATTTACTGGCGGGAGAGTATCCCCGCATTGAAAGGCTGGTGACGATTGCGGCTGGCGCTGATCTTGCCAAAGGAGCTATTCTTGGACGAATTACCGCAAGTGGGAAATTCAAACTCAGCGCTTCGGCCAGTTCCGACGGTTCGCAAACGCCAGATGCCATTCTGGCCGAAAAGGCCAGTGCGGCGGGAGCCGATGTACAGGCAGTGGTCTATTTCAGCGGCGAGTTTAATGAGAACGCTCTGACGCTGGGCGCTGGTCACACACTGGATGCCGTGCGCCTCACGCTGAAAGCGAAAAGCATCTATCTACGCGCCAATCAAAAATAACACCCTCTCATCTTTAAACCCTCATAAGGAGAAACATCATGTCTATCGATATTTTCAATACCCACGTTCTGACCAAGGTCGTGGAAAAACTGGAGCGTCCTAGCTCCTTCCTGCTCGATGTGTTTTTCGGTCAGGAACAAACCGAAGAATCCGAAGAAATCCACTTTGATATTGATAAATCTAAACCGCGCCTGACACCTTTTGTGTCGCCGCTGGTGGCTGGAAAAGTAGTGGATGATGAAGGCTTCACGACCAAGAGCTTCAAACCCGCTTACGCCAAAGACAAGCGTCGTTTCGATCCAAGCCGTCCGCTCAAGCGTTCGATTGGGGAGCGTATTGGCGGCACGTTGTCACCGCAGCAACGCCTGGAAGCCAATGTCAACCGCACGCTTATTAAGCAGCTTGAAAATCTGACGCGCCGCGAAGAAGTGATGGCCTCCGAAGCCTTGCGCACGGGTAAAGTGACCGTGAGCGGTGATAATTACCCGACCGTAGTGGTTGATTTTCAGCGTGATGCCGCTTTAAGCGTGGCATTGGCAGGCTCCAGTCGCTGGGGTGAAACGGGTGTGAGTGCCCTGGATAATCTCGAAGACTGGGTTGGTCTCATTCAAGAAAAGTCAGGCGCCGTTGGGCGTACGGTTATCATGGACGCGCTGGCATGGCGGGTGTTCAAGTCTGATCCCAAGGTCGAAAAGCTGCTGGATATTCGCCGCATTGCTGACACTACCAATCTGACGCTGGGGCCGATTGCCTTTGGTCAGGGTAATGAGCTGGCGCGTTATGTTGGCACCATCGGAGATCTGGATTTCTGGGTCTATAATGACCGTTATGTCGATGATAACGATGTCGTTCAGAAACTGCTACCCGATTATACGGTGCTGGTCGGCAGTACCAGTCAGCTTGAAGGCACACGTTGTTACGGTGCCATTCAGGATGAAAAAGCAGGCTATCGGGCGCAGCGTTTCTTTTCAAAATCGTGGCTCGAAGAAGATCCTGCCGTACGCTGGTTGTTGTTGCAATCGGCGCCGCTGATTGTGCCGTATCGTCCGAATGCGTCTTTCTGTGCCACGGTTCGTTAAGGAGGAATGACATGAAAATCAAAGCAAACATTTCCCTTCATGCGAATGGCAAAGTTTACGCTCCTGGCAGTCTTGTCGACCTAGCGGATGAAGAAGCACAGCGTCTTTTGTCCCGTGGTTTTGCTGAAAGTGAGGAACAGGAGATCCTTCCTCATTCACCTACGGCACAGGGTCAGTCCTCACCACATAAAGCAGTACCGACAATTGAAGATATTGTTGATGCGATTTCGGCGCTGGATCCTACCAAAGACTTCGGCAAGAACGGCAAGCCGAATGTTGATGCTCTTGAAGATCTGCTCGATGCCAATATCACCGCTGCCCAGCGTGATGAGGCATGGGAGATTTATCAAAAAGAACAGTCTGAGGAGAATGGCGGCGCAGAATGAGCTTTCAAGACGCATCCTTAAAAGCGGTCAATGTGCTGTTTGCCACCTTCGGGCAGACGGCACAGCTGGTTTTTGACGATAGCACAACGCTGGAGGCAGTGGTTGTGCATCGTTTTCCTGACAAGGTTGTCGATTTTCTGGATTCAAAAATACAAACAGCGACCAATCTCTTCGAGGTTCGTTTGAGTATTCTCGATCCTGCCAAGAAAATCGTTCAGATTATCAAGAACGGCAAGACCTATATCGTTCAAGGTGAACCAGTGAAAGATCAGCATGGGCTTGTGCTGAGCGTGGATGCCTATGCGTCTTAATGCTGCCATTCAAGGCAATTTAAAAGCCATGATGGCAGCCGAGGTCAAGGCGGCGGAAAAGGCAGTGGGTAGCGGTGTGCGCCAAGCCACCGATGGTTTGAAGAGCGAATTGCGCGGTCAAGTCACAGGCGCTGGCCTTGGTGATCGTCTTGCCAAAACATGGCGCGGCGATCTTTATCCCAAGGGCGGCATGAGTATGAATGCCGCTGGTTTTGTTTATACCAAGGCACCGGAAATTATCGGCGCTTTTGCTTACGGGACGACCATCCGCAGCAAGCGCGGACGGTTTCTGGCAATCCCCACGCAATACGTTACGCGGCGCGAAAATAAAAAACTCTCGCCTGCCGATTTTGCGGAAGCAGGAATTCCGCTTCGCTACGTTCCGCCGAAAGGCGCGCGGCGCGTGGGATTGCTGGTCGTCGATGATTTTCGCGTCACCAGCAAAGGCAAAGCGCGGGTTGCAAGCGACCGAGCCAAAAAGACAGGAAGCGGTTTAACGACCGTCGTCATGTTTATCCTCGTGCCGCAGACCACCTTAAAAAAACGCTTCGATATCGACAGCGTTGCCAAGAAATGGATCGACCGTTTGCCGTCACTCGTCACGACAAGCTGGCCAGATGAAAAGGAAGAGAAATGACCGATAGAGAAGCCATTCTGCAGGCGCTGTTCACGCTTTTGCAGACCATCGCGGATGTTACCGTTCTGCGGAATGAAGCCGTGCCTGAAAAAATACCAAGTGGCGGCTTGATTATCTTACGCGACGGCGATCCAGGCGAACCTGAAACGCTGTTGTCGCCGCTTTCTTATTACTGGCAGCACCGCGCGCTGGCAGAAGCTATTGTGCAAAAAGGCGATCAAGCCGCCCGCGATCTCGCGCTGGATGGATTGTTCCGCAAGATTTCACTTGCCATCGCGGACGACCGAACGCTTGGCGGACTTTGCGACCGCATCACACCGCAAGCGGCGGATACCAACGTGCTGGCGGTCGAAGGATCGCCGCAGATCAAAGGTGCAATCATTCCAATAGAGCTTATCTACGTCACTGCCGATCCACTCGGTTGATTTTTCTTTAACACTAAACATAGGAGGTAAACATGGCTCGTGCATACGGCGCCAATGCCCAGCTATTGGGCAAATTCGAAACGGTGTATGGCACACCGCCATCGGGCAATTATATCAAATTCCCGTTCGTCTCATCCGATCTTGGATCTGAACAGGGTTTGATTGCATCCGATCTTCTTGGCCAAGGTCGTGACCCATCGCAGCCCATCCGCGATATTATCCGCGTGGAAGGCAACGTGGTGGTGCCCGTCGATCTGCGCAACTTCGGCCATTGGCTGAAGGCGCTTTTGGGTGCGCCGACGACCACAGGTACGGGGCCTTACACCCATAGTTTTGTGTCAGGTGCGGCCAGCCTGCCCAGCCTTGCGCTGGAAGTCGGTATGCCGGAAGTACCGATCTTCTTCACGGAGTCTGGTGTGCGGGTCAATTCCGCCCAGCTAAGTTTTGCCCGTTCGGGCGCGGCCAACGCGACACTCAATTGCATTGCCCAAGGCGAAACCGATGCAGGCGTGACAGGCGGAGGCACACCCACGACCCCAACACTCACGCGCTTTAATCAATTCCAAGGATCCATCAAAAAAGATGGTTTGCAGCTTGGCAATGTCACAGGTGCGCAGCTTACCTATACGAATAATCTGGAGAGGATCGAAACCATCCGTTCGGACGGTAAAATCGACGGCGCGGATCCCACCATCGCGGCGCTTACTGGCAATATCGAGGTGCGCTTTGCTGATACTGCGTTGATCGATGCTGCCACCGACAACACGCCGATGGAATTGGCTTTCGCCTATATCATCGACGCTGATAAATCGCTGACCTTCACGGCGCACGAGGTTTATCTGCCGAAACCAAAACTGGCGATCTCTGGCCCTGGCGGTGTGCAAGCCACCTTTGACTGGCAGGCGGCGAAGGCGACAAGCCCCGCGCGCATGCTGACTGTTGTCCTCAAAAACGATGTAGCGAGTTACGCATGATTACCTTGAACCTAAAACGTGAAAACTACTGGCTGGATCTGATTTCTGGTGTGCGCGTGCATGTCCGTCCAGCATCCACCGCTCTTGTCATGGCGGCGCGCGTCGAAGCTTTAAAAGAAGAAGCCGAACCGGCATTGCGCAGCACGGCGCTGATCAAGCGATTGGCACAACTGGCAATCATCGAGTGGGAGGGTGTCGGCGGTGAAGATGGCGAAGCCTTACCTGTCACGCCAGAAGGTATTTATGCCTTGATGGATTTGTGGCCGATTGCCGAAGCCTTCGAGCGTCTTTATCTCGGCCCTGCCTTATTGTTGGAACAGGAAAAAAACGCCTAACGGCTCGTTGTCGCTGGCATTTTGGCGGCGGGCCGGATTACTGCGCATCTTGTGAGGATGCTGGCTTGCCCTGTGCGCGGGGTGAGCTGAATGCGGAAGGTGAGCTTTGCCCGTACCGCGCGCATGAGCCGGAAAGCATGGAGGCGTGGCAAGCGTGGGATTTAGCTCTTCGCTGCGGCGGGCAATTACGCCTCAGTCAAATGGTCGCGATCGGCATGGATTTTTCGGCGGCGCTGCAAGTTGCTGCATCGCTCGGTCATGATGCGTGCGCCACAGCAGAATTCTTATCCGCCATCGAAGCGGGCATGACCAGTGCCTTTAATGAGAAACTATCAAGTGAGATGAAAAACCGATGACCGTGCGCAACCTTGCCATTCGCTTAAGCGTGACCGAGGGCGGTAAGGTCAAGGCCGAGCTGCGCGATATTGGCGAAAGCGGTGAAAAATCACTCAAGAAAATTGAGCTGGCGGGCAAACCTGCCTCGCGCTCACTGCTCGCAATCAATGCCGCCGCCAATGATGTCAAAGGCTCCGTCTCTGGCTTAACCAATAATCTGGGGCCGCTTGGCTCGGCTTTATCCGCGATTGGCCCCACGGGTCTGGCTGTCGGGGCAGCTTTAGCCGTTATCACGCTAGGATTAAAAGCCGCTCTGCAAAATGCGGCAGAGGCCGAGCAGTCCTTTAACCGGCTTTCGGCGGTGCTAAAAGCCACGGGCAATTCATCGGGGCTATCGGGCAAACAAATTGCTGGTTTTGCCGATGAGATTGAAGCATCCACTTTGGTTACCGCCGAACAGGTACAAAATGCGGCGGGCGTGCTGGCAACCTTTCGCTCAGTCGCAGGCGATACCTTCACCCGCACCTTAACGCTGGCGCAGGATATGTCTGCCGTGTTTGGGCAGGATTTAAGCTCCTCTGTCACCCAGCTTGGTAAAGCCCTTGAAAACCCGACTGAGGGGTTATCGGCGCTGCGCCGTGTTGGGATCAGCTTTACCCAAACCCAGCGGGACTTGATTGACGGGTTTGTTGAAACAGGACAGCAAGCCGAAGCCCAGCGGGTTATTCTCGATGCGCTGGAACAGCAAGTGGGCGGCGCTGGGGCGGCAGAGGCCACAGGGCTGATTGGCGCCACCAATCGTTTATCTGATGCCTGGGGTAATCTGCTCGAAGATATCGGCCAGACGGGAATTGTCGCAGGTACAGCCCAAGGGGCTTTGAACGGCCTGTCATCGGTGCTGGAAGGCATGCGCAATCTTCTCAAAGAAGATCCTGTGGGTAAGCAGCTGGTGGATGCACGACTTGCATTGCAGGAACAAGAAGAGCGGCTTACGCGCCTGCAAAACTTCAAAACCATTCCAGGCGGCGGGGTCAATCTTGGCCGTATGATTGAACGGCAAGAAGGCCGCGTGGGGGAGATGCGCCGTGAGGTTGAAAAACTCATCGGCCAAGCGCGCGCGGAAGCGCAGGCCTTTGAAGCCGAGCAGAAAAAACTCCAAGCCGCGCAAGAGCAAGTGGCACGCGACCGCCGCGCCGAACTTTTAAGTGGTGAGCGTAAAAAACTCGATCAGGCGGTTGATAAACTCGCAACCGAACCCGCTGAGCGTATTGCCAAGGTCAATAAAGAGCTGGAGGTCACCAAATCCCGCCTGAATGCTTTGCGTGAAAATGACGGCAGCAATGCGGGTGCCCTCGATACTGCCTTTAAACAGGCCGAAAACATTGCCCGTCGCCAAATTGAAGCGATTGAAAAACCCGCCCGCGATGCCGCCACCCGTGTCATGGAAGCCAATAGTAAAGTGGTCGATGATCTGCAGCGGCAAATGCTGGGCGTGGGGAATAAACGCCAGGCCTTTATGGATCAGGCGGTGGGGCGTTTATCCAAAGATCCGAGTGAAGCGCAGCGTACGCAGACCCGTAAATTGGCGGCGCAGATTTTTGATAGTCAGGCTTATTCCGAAGCGCAAAAAGTGGTTGAGGATCTGAACAATCAACTCGGTCGCCTTACGGATAAACGGGCAGCGTTTATTCAAGATGCTGTTGGCCGCTTATCGGATAATTCAACTTCGGCGCAGCGCGCTGAAGTTGAAAAACTGGCAGCTGCACTCTATGATCAAGGCGAAGCTCAGCAGAAGCTGAATAAACTTCAACAAGACGGCGAACAGGTCACCAACGCCACACGTTCGGCAACAGAATCTTATAACGCCGAGCTGGAGCGGTTGAAGAGCCTTCTCGATGCAGGTGCCATCAGCCAGGAAACCTATAACCGCGCCGTTGCCAATGCTGAAAAACAGCAGCTTGATGCACGTAAAGATGCTGAAGCCGGTGCCTTGCGGGCCTTCCGCAACTACCGTGAACAAGCAGAGGATGCAGCGTCGGCGGTTGAGCGTGCTTTTACGGACGGAATGAAGGCGACCGAGGACGCGATTGTCGATTTTGTCACCTCCGGTGGTAAAAGTCTCAAGAGCTTAGGTGACATGGCAAATTCTATTGTCGCCGACATCACGCGCATGGCCGTGCAGAAATCCATCACGGGGCCGCTCTTTAATATGATTGGCGGCAGTATTGGCGGTGGCGGTTTTCTGGATAGTATTCTGGGCAGTATTTTTCATGAGGGTGGTGAAGTTGGCGGACCCGCGCCGCAGCGCCGTGTGCCTGCATATGTCTATACAAACGCGCCGCGCTATCACTCAGGCGGTGTGGCTGGTCTTAAGCCTGGGGAGATCCCTGCAATTTTAGAGCGCGGTGAAGTGGTGCTGCCCAAAGACGGCACGCGTATGGGATCAAACGTCAATGTCGTCATGAATATTACCACGCCGGATGCCAGTAGTTTCCGCATGAGCCAGTCGCAAATATCTGCTGAAGCTGCGCGCGGCATTCAACGCGCCAAGAGGAACTTATAATGGCTTTCCATGAAATCCAGTTCCCGAACGATATCGCTTACGGTGCGACAGGCGGGCCAGAATTTGCAACAAGTGTCGTTGCCACGGCCTCTGGCTTTGAGCAACGCAATATCAACTGGTCTGCGGCGCGTGGGCGCTGGGATGTAGCTTCAGGGTTAAAGAAGCAAACGCAACTTGATGCGCTGATCGCATTCTTCCGCGCTCGCAAAGGCCGCGCGCATGGGTTTCGGTTCAAAGACTGGACGGATTTTAAGGCAACGGGTCAGGCGCTGGGCAGCGGTAATGGCGCGATCAAAACCTTCCAGCTAATCCGCACCTATTCGTCGGGTGGCAACACGGATGTGCGCACAATCACTAAGCCTGTTGCCGGAACGGTTAAGGTCTATCTGGCGGGCGTCCAACAGACATCTGGTTGGACAGTCAACACAGCCACGGGTGTGATCACCTTTACCAATGCCCCCGCGAACGGCGTGTCGGTATCTGCCGATTATGAATTCGACGTGCCGGTTCGGTTTGATACTGACCGCATGGCCGTGACGATTGAACAAATCAACCTTCATCAATGGTCGGGCATTCCGATTATCGAGATCCGCGTATGAAAACAGCATCCTCACAACTTGCCACGCATATTAGTGGCGGGACAACCACGCTTGCCACCTGCTGGAAAGTCACGCGCCGCGATGGGGCGGTGTTTGGCTTCACGGATTTTGATAAGGATCTGACCGTAGAAAGCCTGCTTTACAATGCGCGCTCTGGCTATACGCGCTCGGCCATTCATACGATTGCCAATCTGGCAGTGGACAATCTCGATATTGAAAGCGCGATTGATAGTGAAACTTTAAGTGCTGCTGATTTACGCGCTGGGGTGTGGGACGGCGCGATGGTTGAGATATTCCTTGTGAATTGGAGTAATCTGGCCAACGGCAAGATTATCCTGAAGCGCGGCACCATTGGCGAAGTGGAATTGAAAGATACAGTGTTCCGCGCCGAATTGCGCGGGCTTTCGCAAGCCTTATCGCAGCAGATCGTTGAGCTTTACACACCGGATTGCCGCGCTGATCTCGGTGATACGCGCTGCAAGGTCAATCTGGCCGCGCTTACTGTCACAGGTACTATCACCGCCGTCATCGACAGACGAGGTTTTACAGACACATCGCGCGCCGAAGCCGTAAATTACTGGAACGGTGGTTTGCTGACGTGGATAGGCGGCGCAAATTTGGGACGCAAGATGGAGGTAAAAGCCTTCGCCAGTGGCGGAATATTTACACTGTTCTTGCCCATGCCGAGTGATGTTGCGGTGGGTGATACCTATAGCTTGCGCCCAGGCTGCGACAAGAAATTCTCGACCTGCAAAGACAGGTACAACAACGTACGTAACTTCAGGGGCGAACCGAACGTCCCTGGCAACGATCAGGTTCTGGCATATCCCGATGGCAAATAAATTAACTCGCATGGACGTGGTGCTTGAAGCCCGCGAATGGCTCGGCACGCCTTTCAAGCACCAAGGGGCGCTCAAAGGCGTGGCGTGTGATTGCATTGGCCTCATCAAAGCTATCGGCATGCAGCATGGGTTGATGGAGTATGATCCGAATTCTTCCGAAGCCGTGTCTTACGCCAATTATTCGATGATGCCGGATAGCCGCCGTATGCGCGAAGCCCTGAGCCGCTGGTTTATCTCTATTCCAGTGGCGGAAGCACAAATCGCCGATTTTTATTTCATGGCGTGGGGGCGTGAGCCACAGCATGTAGCCCTCATTACTGATCTTGGTATCATTCATAGTTATTCCGGCGTGGGCAAGGTCGTGGAACACAGCCTTGATGAACGCTGGCAGCAACGCATCGCTGCCGCTTACCGCTTTCCCTATTTTGTGGAGGGCGCGTAATGGCTGTTTTGGCTTTAGGGGTGGTGGGATCGGCTCTTGGGTCTGCCATTGGGATTGGTGCATCCGCTGGATGGCTGGGCGGCGTCATGCTCGGCAATCTCTTGTTCGGTGGCGGCAAAGGCCAGAATATCGAAGGCCCACGCATAGATGATCTCTCGGTACAGACCTCGACTTACGGTGCGCCGATCCCGCTAGTCTATGGCACGATGCGGATTTCAGGAAATGTCATCTGGTCAACGCCGCTTAAAGAAACCCGCAGCGTCAAGCGTAGCAGCGGGGGTAAAGGCGGTGGTAAGAAATCATCGCAAACCACCTATAGCTATTCCGTGTCCTTCGCGGTGGGATTATGCGTTGGCCCCGTGGCAACCGTGCGCCGGATCTGGGCGGATACCAAGGTGATTTATGATGCGACCGCCGGCAACACGCAGGCCACAGAAAAATATCCTGGCATTATCCGCATTCATCGCGGTGAGGAAACACAGGAGCCTGACAGCACGCTTGAAATGCATCTTGGCGCTGGCAACGTGCCTGCCTTTCGGGGGCTTTGTTATCTCGTCTTTACCGATTTACAGCTGAAAGACTTTGCCAACCGTATCCCCAATATCAGCGCAGAGGTGGTGGCGAACGGCGATATGGTGAGTGATGCGCTGATTTTAACGCCCGCCACCACCATGACCAAGGAAGGTGGTGTACTGGATCAAGCGCGGGGCACGCTGATCGGGACAGGTTCTGCCCATGTTTACAAATATGATGTGGTCAATAACCGCCTTGTTCTGCAGCGCGGGTTGGCAGATCCAAACTGGTCTGGTGCCTTTCCTGGTGCGAATGATGTTTACGGCGATGTCTGCGGGATTGATAGCCAAGGGTATTATTATCATGCCGCCGATGCCTATGCGGTCAGTATGCGCCTTATTAAACGCCATCCTGAAACGCTGGGAATTGTGGCCCTCACCAGCCCCAAAGTGCCGTTCAGCGTGAACGGGATTGTGCGGCGGGATAAGATATTCTGCTATGGCTCGCGCCGTGTGTATAACACCAGCCTGCAGGAGATTGCTGATCTTTCGGATTATTTTCCCTCCGTCACTTTTGGCGGACCACTATGCGATGATCCGAATGGCAATTACTGGCAGGTGACAGGGAATTTTGTCCGCCGCTACACGCCAAGTGCCTTCGGTGCGGGCAGTGTGACGGAATGGAGCAGTACACTCTGGACGGGCGGTCAGCTACCGCGCACTGTCTTCTGGGATGATTTTACGGGGCATATTTACTTCACGCTGGGCCTGGACAAGCGCGTCATTAAATGGCACCCCGAAAACGGCTATGTGGCGCATGTGGATGGTGTCGCCATTCCAGCAGGCTTTGGGTATCAGTCCGATTCCAACCTGCCGATTAATGGCAAATTCTGGTCGGCGGCCAGCTTTGAAGCAACGCTCGTTGATCTGGTTTCGATGCGGCTGGAGCGGTCAATCGACCTCATCCCGTTTCGCCCCAGCAGCACCACGCATTTTGGCGGCGCGTATGAGAAATTCACCCATTCCGCCGTGATCATGACCAATGACGGGCAAATTAAATACCCGCTCGAACGCTACGGCAATGATGCGGTGGTTTTATCAGGCGTGCTCTCGGATATCTGTCAAAAAGCGGGTATGGCACCCACCAGCCTGATCACCAGTGCGGTCAGCCAGTCTTTGCGCGGCTATGTGGTGAGCCGCCGTATGGCCGCGCGGGAAGCGCTGGAGCCACTGCTTGGTACCTATTTTATTGATGCGGTCGAAACGGATGGGATTTTGCGTTTCGTCCCGCGCGGGGGTGCGGCAGTTGCCAGCATTGCGTATGATGATCTAGGGGCAAGCGATAACGGGCAAGAAGAACCGCTGCGTTTATCTGAAAGCCGTGTGCAGGATGTGGAACTACCGCAGCGACTTGATATCGTGCATGTCGATCCAACCCGTGATCACCAGCCGAACACCCAGCATGCCTCGCGTATCAATGATGCGATCATCACACGTGAAAAGCAGACACGGGAAATCTCGATCTCGCTCACGCCGGATGAAGCCAAACAAATCGCCGAGCGCACGCTTTATAACGCCTGGGTGGAGCGCAACCAGTATAAGTTCTCGCTGCCGCCCAAATGGCTGCGGCTGGATCCGACCGATATCATCACGCTGAACACGGAAGACGCCACGCTCAAAGTCCGCCTGAACAGGGTGGATTTTGGCGGGAATAATGTTCTCTCCTGTGAAGCGGTGGCGGAGGATGAGATTGTCTATCTCTCAACCGCCGCTGGTGCCGGTGGTGGCCTGCCCGCTATTCCGATTGCCATCACTGGTCCAACGCCGCTGTTCCTCATGGATCTGCCGATGCTGCGCTATGAGGATGATACGCTGGGGGTTTATTACGCCTTTGGTTTTCGGGATAACACAGTATCGGGCGCCTCAATGTACCGCTCACCCGATGAGCTGGCATGGGAAGTTCTCGGCACGGGTAATGACGGCCCGACCTTTGGCTGGGCGGCGACGGTGCTGCCCAATGTTGTCAGCCCCTATGTTTGGGATGAAGCGGGTAAAGTGCAGATTGCGCTCACGCAAGGCACGCTGGATAGTAAAACCGCGCTGGAGGTATTGAACTGGACGAATATTGCGCTTCTGGGTGATGAGGTTATTCAATGGCGCAATGCCGATGTTCTTGCGAGCGGCCTTTATGAGTTATCAGGATTGTTGCGCGGGCGGCGCGGCACCGAATGGGCCACCGGATCCCATGTGATTGGCGAGCGGTTTATCTTGCTCTCCGATGATGGCGTCTATCGTGCGCCGCTGCCAATGACCGAGATTAATCGCACGACCTATTACAAAGGCATCGCCGATGGCGGGAATTGGGATGATGCGCCGTCCAATATTCTAGTCTTCAAAGGCAATAGTCTGCGCTGCTTTGCGCCCGTACAGGTCAAGGGCGCACGCGATGGCGCGGGAAATCTGACGATATCCTGGAAACGCCGCACGCGCTGGTACGGCGAGTGGCAAGACGGCGTAGACGCACCGCTTTTTGAAGCCGCTGAGAATTACGAGATTGAAATCTTAAGTGGCAGTAGCATCAAACGCACACTCACAAGTACCGCGCCGAATATTGTTTATCTTGCCGCCGATCAGGTGGTGGATTTTGGCGTGGCACAAGGAAACGTAAGCGTCACCATCTATCAAATGAATTCTGTTATCGGGCGCGGGCGCGGTACACCCGTCACAATTTAAGGAACAAACATGACCACCACACCCAATCTTTTGATTGATCATATCGCTGCTAATCAGGCGCAAAAAGAAGTCACGGCCAATGCCGCTTTCGATGCCCTGGATAAAGCTTTGTGTCAGCAGACGAATATTGCGCTCGCTGATGCCAACCTCACCGTGACTGATGCGCAAATGCTGGGTGCGATAGTGCTGCGCTTTACAGGGGCGTTAACAGCAATTCGCACCATCACCATTCCCACTCGCAATAAATTGATTGTGATTGAAAATGCCACGACTGGAGGCTTTGCGCTGGCGGTCAAAACTCCTGCGGGGGTTGCCATCAATTTTAATGTCGGGGATCGCAAGCTGCTTTATTGTGATGGAACGACCTTGCAAATTGTCTCTGAAGCTGCGGCATCATCGAGCATCCCATACGATATTGGCGGCACGCTGGGCGGCATTCCTGTCGGCGGTTCGGTCATCCTGCGTTATCCATTACCCCGCGCGGTGCGGTTTCCGGTTGCACTTGCAGGCAGTCAAGGTGTGGCAGGTACGGCCTCAGGGGCAACAGCCACATTTTCTATTCGCAAGAACGGTACGCAATTCGCCACCATGCAATTTGCCGCTGGTATTAGCACGGCAACATTTACGGCAGCTACCGCCACAGATTTTGCGGCGGGCGATATTTTGACAATTTTAGCACCCAATCCAGCTGACAGCACTTTGGCCGATATCGGTTTTTCACTCGCCGCCAGCAGACTTTAAGGAGGATATCATGGCACTACGCTTTATCGACGGGTTTGAGCATTACACTATCCCCGCTGACCTTACACAAAAATGGACAAGTTATAATCAGGCCACAACATCAATTCCATTTGGAAGTACGACAGGGCGGCGGGCAGATTCAAATGCGCTGCGTATCCGCAACGATCAGGATTGGGTATCGATTACGCTTGATAACCAAAGCACCTGGATTTTCGGTTTTGCCATGTATCTCTTTGGTAATGAGACAGGGGATGTGGCGCGGTTTTTTGATAGTGATAGTGCTTTGCAATGTTATGTGAGCCTGACATCGGGCGGCATTATTCAGCTTTATCGCGGCACCACGCTCATTGCATCCAGCAGCAACGCCATTCCGAATGGTAGCTGGAATTACATTGAAATCCGACTCAGCATTGCTAATTCAGGCGGCGTGTTTGAAGTGCGGGTAAATGAACAAGTCTGGGTATCCTTCACAGGTGATACCCAGCAGTCGACCACGCTCTCGAGCGCCAACCGCATCATCTTGTATGGGCGGGATGTGCATGTGGCTTATGATGATCTGTATATCTGCGATGGCACGGGTAGCACCAACAACACCTATCTCGGCGATGTACGAATTGACACGGTGCGCCCGAACGCTCCAGGGGCTGCTGCGAATTTCAGCCGTCAAGGTGGTGCTGCCAATTGGGAGAATGTCGATGACACACTGACCGATGCGGACAGCAGTTATAATTTCAGTAATACGGTGGGGCATAAAGACTGTTTTGATTGCGCCAACCTTCCCAGCATCACGGGCACGATTTTTGGCGTGCAGGTGTCACTCGCCGCCCGTAAGGATGATGCAGGTTCTCGCACGCTGCGCGCTCTAACCCGTGTTGCCAGCACCGATTATGAAGGCGGCGATCTGGCGCCTGGCACGGATTACCGTTTCTTTCGCCAGATCTGGGAACAAAACCCCAATACTGCCGCCGCCTGGACTGAAACCCAAATCAACGCCGCTGAATTCGGCTATAAGGTACAAGCCTAATGCCCAAGCTCTATCTTTCCAAAACGGGCAGCGGTTACACACCCGCCACCATTCGTGGCACTTGGGATAAAACATCTGATCATGTCCTGCGGGGCATGCACAGCCTGCAAGATTTGCCAGGACTGGGCGCACCGATTGCGGTCTCCTCAGTTGAGACGTCCGCCACGACAGATTACGAGAATTTACTCCTGCGCGGGGTATCGGCACCGCTTGCGGCCAATCATAATTTTGCAGGCACGCTCAACCTGATGCTGGGCGTGCAGGAATCGGCAGCCGATGCCGATATGGCGTATTTTATTCATGTGTTTCTCACGCAAGGTGATACCGACAATCTGCGCGGCACGCTGCTCGCCAATTACGCCGATCCGAATACGAATGAGTGGAGCACGACGGCGGGTGGCCGCGCGCTATCCTCCACCCGCACGCTCACTGCTGTATCGGCCTTCGCGGGGGATCGCATCGTCATAGAAATCGGCTACCGCGCCCGTAACACCGTCAGCTCCAGCCGCACGGGTACGCTCTGGCATGGCGGCAATGGGGCTGATCTGACAAGCGGCGGTAACCCCGCAACCGGCATCGGGTTTCTGGATTTTTCTGACGCTTTTACGCTGGTCAATAACCCAACTGCACGCCTTAGCCAGCTTGTGGTTGAAAGCCTGCGCAGGCCATCGGCGCCCAATGCGCTGGTCACGCAAATGCCCGTGGAAGTGGTACGCCGCCCCACCTCTGCCAATCTTCGCCTTGGTCAAATGGCGGTGGAGGTCATTCGCCGTAACGGCACACCGCAGGCAAGCGGTAGCCAGGGCGGCATGCTGATCATCGTCGCTGGATAGAGAAATTCATGAACCCCAAGAATTTTCAACCTGCTTTCACAGAGCGGGAACAGGAGAAAACGCCCATGACCGAGCCAGAATATTTTCGCGCCATCGGCAGGCTAGAAGCGCAGGTGCAAGCCTTAACCAATGCCATCACCGAGATGAAAACCAAGGTCGATAGCATGGATACCAAGTTGGCCGATCTCGACCGCATGGCGCATCGATGGAAGGGCGGCTTTGCAGTGGTGCTCGCGCTGGGCGCGATGATCGGCGTGATTTTGGATCAGATTACACGCCTCTTCATCATTCGCCCCTGATTTTTAACCCAAAAAGGAGAAGACCATGACGACCACACAAACTGGCCGCACACCGCGCGGCATTCGTAATCACAACCCTGGCAATATCCGCCGCAGCTCTGACCCATGGCAGGGCTTGGCCGAACGCCAAAGCGATGTTGAATTCTTTACCTTCAAATCGCCCATCTATGGCATTCGTGCTTTAGCGCGCACACTGATTACCTATCAGGATAAGCATGGTCTTCGTACCATTCGCCAGATTATCGGGCGCTGGGCGCCGCCTGTTGAGAACAATACTAATGCCTATGTGCGGGCGGTGGCAGAAGAAACAGATCTGGATGCCGATCAGATGCTTGATCTACATAATTTCGAATATCTTTTTCCGCTCACCAAAGCCATCATCAAACATGAAAACGGCCAGCAGCCTTATACCGATGCGCAAATCACTAAAGCGCTGGTGCTGGCGGGTGTTGAGCCAGAGGCGCCAAGCCTGCAGAAAACCCGCACCGTAAAAGGTGGACAGGCCGCCACAGCCGCTACCGCAGGGGTGGGTGTAATCGAGGTGGTTCAGCAAACCATCAATCCCGCTCGTGATGCCCTTATGGGGTTGGTGCCATATCTGGAAGTTGCCAAATGGCTGCTGCTGGTTATCACGCTGGTCGGTATCGTCGTGATGCTGTGGGCGCGGATCGATGATCACCGCAAAGGCCTGCGCTGATGTGGCTGATCGTCAAAAACTGGCTTTCCGGCAATGCGCTGCGTCTCGCTGGTTGGGGCGTAGCAGGGCTTTCTGTTCTAACCGTCCTGCTTGGCGCACGGCAGGCCGGGAGGAATGCCGAACGTGTCGATCAACTTAAAAATATATTGGAGGTAAAAGATGTCCAACTTCGTGCCACGCTGGATGCTCCCCGTACTCGCGGTGAGCTTGTTGACCGCCTGCGCAGGGGTAAATTCTAACCCCATTACAGCCTGCCCGCCGATCAAGGAATATAGCCGAGAGTTTCAGCGTAAGTTGGCGGACGAAATTGAATCCGCACCCGCAGGCGCAGTGTTTCCCCTGGCATTGCAAGATTATTTAGTGCTGAGGCAGCAGATTAGAATCTATCCAAAATAGCAAATCCATGTCTTATTCTAGTAGCTCTGACCACTTTGCTTTTCCCTGCCCATATCTGTGAATATGTGCGCGGGAATCCCCCTCCTGAAAATCGGCATAATAAAGACTGATTTCTGTGTCTTCTAAGGTACGTTTTAGATAGATAAGACGTTCATAGTCTGGGTTGCATATCCAAACTGTCCCCCCATCTGCTGAATTAATCTCAACACGATAGGGAATGCCCACTGCAGGTTTAAAATCATCGAACAAAGTTTTATCTAACTGCCGAGGAATAGAAGTAGATTTCCATTTTTGATTTCTTTCTCCTCGCAACATATCCTCTCGGAAATTTTTCCACAGATCTGAGGTTTTTATGGTCGGCCAGTCTTCTCCATTTGTTAAAGCGGTTATTTGATCTGATTCAAGCCACTCTCGCATATCAGACATATCAAGAAATGTTGGATTTGTATCCATGACAGATTTTATTGCAGCTATTCTGGAAGATAGACCCGCCCTTATTAATAATGCCATCATGTATGATGAAACCCCCGTTTCTAGCGCAGCAGCGGCTCCGCCAGTGATGATTTCAGAACTCCAGCCCAGAGATGTTCTACGTTGGCGCAGGGCTTCCAATGCCCAAACCAACCGATAGGTGAAAACGTCTTCAATAAATTCCATGTTATTAGAGCCGATAGTCGATACATCTGCGCCAGAAACCCACATGAGCAAAAGATTTTTCCAATCTAAAGGCAGGGCTTTGTTTGGTTTAAAGGGACGTATCAAAAGTAACCTTTCAGCAATAGCGGTAAGGGAAATTACAAGCTGTCCAACATTCCCCTGGAGTACCGCCAGATCCGCCGTGTCTAGATGCGTAGAAAGCTCATCGGCCATCGCATCAATTGAAAGACCCGTTTTTAATCCAACACCCATTGCGAAGTGGCTTTTTCGTGACTCTGGTGTGGTGTTATTCCAAATCAGTTTCGCGCGAGCCTGCAAAATGAACCGATGGTTGTTTTCGGTCTGCGCTCCTGCTTCGGCGATGCTTCTTACCCAGAGCGAGCCGTTGAGGGCCTCATCCAGCAAGCGAGGGAGATCCTCTGCATCGGCATCAAGGGTATTTATTAGCCCAATGACCATAGCGTCTAATTTTTCAATTAGGTTTTCAAACGGCTCTCTGGCATCATTCTGTGGTTCCGTGATAGTCCATGAATCACGGGAGTTAACGAGGTAATCGAAAGCATCGGCGCGCGAAAAAGTACCTGTTGCCGCCATACGATTAAGTATTTCATTGATGACCTGATATAGACCGCTTTGAATATGGCGCGCTCGGGCAGAGGCTAAGAGATTCTCCCAGTTTTGTACACTGTTGTACTTAAGTTCAAAAATAGGGTGAATGATGGTTCCTTCAACGTCGACAAAAGCACGGCCAGCTCTTCCAGCTACATTGGCAAACTCCTCTCCTTTAAGAGGTTCGCCATTGCGAACTAAATAAGGCACAAGGAGAACTGCCGCATTTATATTTAGCCCCTGAGACAATGTCGGAGAGGCCGCAATGACTTTTATAGTTCCGCTTGCAAGAAGGAGTTCTAACTCTCTTAAAAAGGGATTTGGTAATTGCCCATGATGAATCGCAACACCAGTTTTTAAAGCCTGAACGGCGGGGTGATCTACCCCGAGCCATTCCTCTCCAACGGTCAAGGCGCGTTGGATATCGTCAGGATTATCAAGCAAAGAATGCAAGTATCCCTCTTTAACCAATTCAATCGCTCGTTTCCCATACCCAGAAACCCAGCTTGCTGTGCTGATAAAAATAAGGGTCTTTTTTCCTTGCTCTGCAAACTTCCATGCAGCAAGGAGAGTTAAATCCCGCACATCCTTTGGTGGGGGGTTTTTTCGCCCTGTTTTAGCGGGTTTTTCTACAAAATTTGGAAAAAACGCCCCCTCTTTATATTCCAGTCTCGCACGGTCATTACTCCAGATCAGCGTCCCGTAGCGTTGCCTTGTCGGCCTCCAAGGGGACTTAATGGGAGTGCCATCCACATCGCTTCTCATCCATGCCGTAAGGTCATTAAGCTCTTTACCATCTGGAAGAATAGCCGACAGACAGACTAATCTACGGTTATCTGCGTCTGCTCTACGAAGCAGTTTCTGCACGAGAATTTCATACCGAATCTCGCGCTCGGATGTTCCGATCATATGCCCTTCATCAAGGACGATAAGTCCAATATCGTCAATAAGGGACGCATCATTACGCAGCGCAAAATCTAGTTTTTCTGGGGTCGTGATGACGATGTTTTTTGAACGTAATGCGTCCACATCGTTTGATGAACCGCTTGCACCATACAGCGATGAAACACTATATCCCAACGGCGCGAAGGTTCTGCGGAAAGAGCGTTCTGTTTGGGCAGATAAGGCGCGCAAAGGAGTAACAATCAATACGCGCTTTTCTGATGAAAGGGTTATAAGGGCGGCAATTTCTGCTATTCTGGTCTTTCCTGCGCTGGTGGGGAGCGCAACTACCAGATCGTCGCCTAGATTTCCGGCGCGTTTGGCCGCTTCCAACTGCGAAGGCCAAAGTTCAACTTCTGCTGTTTTTCGTGCATAGAGAGACAAAATAAATTTCTCCCTCATTTCAGAATAAGCTGTAGCCGTGACTTCTTGCGTCGTGGGCAGGGTCATATGAAGGGAATGTACCCAAAGGTCATCTATAAGATTTAGAGATAAGCGAATAACCCACCATAGGGGGACGATGCCCGTGTCTCTGGCGAGTGCCAATGTATCTTTTAGTATCCCTCTAGCCCCATTAAGTGGCTCAAGCTTTCCTGTTTGTAACGCGAAATCAAAATAGAGGAGCGCGCGGCAAACAGATGAATTCAGGATAATGCTATAAGCATCATCTTCGCTATATTCAATGTCTTTCGCCAGAAGATTCTTTTTGATTTCATCATCTCTATGGCTTTTATCCCTTAGCCATGCGCGGGATAGATCATGCAGCCTTCTAAAGTCACGAAGAATAAGGCATGAAAGGGCTTGTTCTGCAATATTCAAGTTTTGGCCATGTTGGGAATGGCTAAGTAGAGAATATGCTACCGCAGAATAATTAGCCAAATGGTAAGCGCTAGCCGCCATTATACGATAGAAGTCAGTTTCATGGTCATTGGGCGCATTGTTCTTAACGAGTGCCTCAAATGCCTTTCCTGCAAATTCGAATCCTCTTTTTGCGATAGAAAGGTTACCTTGCTTTTCTTTCAGTGAAAGAGCAGATAGCAAAAGACTAAAGGCATAATCCGCTAAATCATCCTGAATCGTATCGCCGAATTTTGGGGCGTATAAGGGTAACTCCCCTTCACGCCGCAT